GTCAAGACCAACCCCGTGGTTCTCGATGTAATCCAGCAGCCTTACTTCCTGCCCGTGAACCTGTGCCACCCAGATAGACGTAGAGTCACCGATACCTAAGTCCCAAGCACAGATGGTCTTGCATAGGTCATCCCGCTTGATCTCGCAGAACCTCCCCTCCCCTTCCATCTGGTTTAGTTGGTGTCCGTAATACGCACCCTCAATGGCAGCGTGAAAAGAGCACTCAAACTCTTGGTCGTACTTGTCCTGACCCATCTCACGCAGGGCGTCGTCCAGTTCAGCCTGGGCAATGATCTTGGTTTGGCTGGCCTTAAACTCTAGGAGTTTCCACCCCGGCTCACCGATAGCGCGGTTTCGCAGGTCGTAAAAATGATTCTGGCCCTTGGGAGTCCCGATGAACAGCGCCCAGCCTTTCCGGTCGGCTAAGGCTGGGCGTATCACTTCGTTCCAGATCTTCGGGTTTTGATCCCCCACCTCATCGAGAACCACTCCGTCAAAGTAACTTCCCCGAAGTGAATCGGGATTGTCCGATCCGTATAGCCCGATCCTGCGGTCCCAGAAGTCAACTCGCAACTCTGAGATGTTGGCTGTTCCACCGAGCGGTGCGGCAAAATGATTGAGATAGTCCCAGGCGACTCGCTTGGCTTGGCTGTAGGTTGGGGCAATGTAGGCATATCTCGGTCGTTCCAACTGGCACATCACCGCTGACTTGATTAGCTGGTTGATGGCACTGACAGTTTTGCCTAGACGCCGATGAGCCACAACAACCGCAAAGCGATGCGTATTGAGAGCGTCGTGTATCTCAATTTGCGGCTCCCGCGGAGCGTAAGGGATTACGATTTCTCTGACGCCCATGTCACTGCCATTTTAAGCGGTTCGCCTTCAGCGTTCGCGTGTTCAACCACATTATGCTCGCGCCACCCTGCTCGAGTTTTAAGCCAGAAGATCATCGCCGCGGTGTTCCCTGCCTTTGCTTGCTGGAATAACGTCTGAGCAATGGCAGCGTTAGCCTCCACCCTGCCATCCATTAATTCATTCTTGTAATGCTTTGTCAGCGTGTCATGGTCAATATCCAGTTTGTCGGCAATGTCAACATAACGCACCCCGACAGCGGATAGCGTCTTGACTAGCCGACGATCCTCATCTGACGGTTTATGCCGCTTGCCTTGCATTTTTTATGTCCGAAAGTTGCTTAATAATTGGAGCGGGTGGGTCGGTGTCGCGCCGCCGCTGTGATGGCTGGTCGCCATCCATCGCCTGCTTCGCCCGCGTAATCTTTTCGCCCAGGTACATACCAGCACCCAAATCGGAAATCTTTGAAAAGGGAAGGATTGGAACAGTAAGCCGTTCCTTTGCCTCTGGATTGAGAAAATAAATGTACCGCAGCTGGAAGCCATCCAATGGCTTCGCTCCGTTCTTTTTCCACCAAGCGGCATTCTTGCCAGTGGTAGCATGGTTTGCATTTTGGAGCGTCTTGTCGGCCACAATCGTGCCATCCGGCAGCCGCAGGATCGTTTTGTTTTCTCGCACAGCAGTTAGCACGAAGCCGCTGGCGCGGTAGATCGTGCCATCACCGCACTGCGTGCCATCCGCAAAACTGATGACCCATTCGATGTGCGGGTAATGCTTGCGGATCATGCGTATGGCAACGCCTAGGGCGCGAGATTCGCTGTTCCTGGGCAGACGATCGGAAAAGGCCATCCGGTTCAATTCCAGGAAGCCATTCCAGCCGGTGCCTTCCACCAGTCCCTGCACTTTGCGCTTGTCCATCGATGGCCCGAATTGCATCGCGCCTTCCAGACGGCCATCCAGGAAAACCCCCAGGTGCAGTTGCGAATTCGGCACCACCTTGCCGCTGTAATGCACGCGGCGCACCAGGGCTGCGGCATCCTTGCCGCTGATCGGGGACACGCGGATGTCTTTAGCTGTTGCCATGCTGCCCCAGGAATAATTCGCACACGCGGGCCAGCGCGTTGCCATTGCTGTTTTCGTTACCGGTATCCACGAAGGCGCCCATCTGCTTCGCCACATCCAGGGCAGCGCGAACGGTTTCAGCCTGATAATCGTGCAGCATGAATGCTATCTGCTGTAGTGGTTCGCGGTCGCCAGATGCCAAATTAGGCATTCCGGTTTCCTCGGCATCAATCACCAAGCGGGCCAATTCATCTTCAAAAAATCCGGTCAGCGATAGATCAAATCCCAAATCTTTCAGGTCGGCAAGCTCAATCGCCAATAGACTGTTGTCCCAATCAGCGTTCAGCGCCAACTTGTTGTCGGCCAGAATGTAAGCCTTGCGCTGCATCTCCGTCAGATGCGACAACCTTACCGCGGGAACAGTGTCCTTGCCTAGCTTACGAGCAGCCATCACCCTGCCGTGGCCAGCAATGATGCTGTTGTCGTCGGCTATCAGGACAGGATTGTTGAATCTAAACTCTTTGATTGACGCTGCAATCTGTGCAACTTGCGCGTCCGAGTGAGTCCTGGCGTTGTTGACGTAAGGGATCAGCTTTTCAATGCTGATTTGTTCTACTTGCATACGCACTCCTATTGGGTCATGCGCTTTACATTTTACTACGTTCTGATATTAACCTGTCAATCTGCGGGTCGCCTACTTGATCCTCTGTCGGAGCAAACAGTGCGCGTTTGCGTCCGTCCGTAACACCAGGATCACACAAGTAATACATTGCCAGACTGTTTCTGGTGACATCCTCTGGGCAGGTTATCGGCTCCGGTAGCCCATGCCATGAACCGCGAGTGTCGAATATGACTGCGCGGTTAAAGTAAGGTTCGATTGACTTTACTAGCTTACGGTTCCTGTCGTACAGCCCTAGATGCCCACCCCAGCCCTCGTCCCAGTTGGGAGTCATGTAAACGATGATGTTGAGCCTGCGCTGGAGGTTTACCTTTGGATGTAAGTTGTAGTCCAGGTGGACGTTTAACTTGCCACCTCTGCCGTGCTGATGTAGTCCGCCACCGTGTAACCCGTAGTCTGGATACAGGGTGTCTCCTGCCTTGTGGCCGAGGAACATTGTGAACCCAGGCTCACACATACTCTGAAAGGCTCGGTAGGTAGCTGGACCGAACCGTTGCCAGTTGTTGCAGGTCTGCTTGATCTCTAGCGGGTTGTCGTAGCGGAACCAGCAGTCATCGTCTGGATGCGGAAACTCTCGCGCTATTTCCTCCGCTTCCTCGAAGAAATCTTCAACGATAGCGTGCCAGAACGGGGTTTCGCTTATCGTTATCCTCACCGCTTGTTTCGCTCGCTGATAGCCTTTGCCTTGGCTTTAGCGTCTGCCTTGCTGGATGCGCCCCAAGCCTTCAGCGACAAGAGCAACCGGGTAGGCTTACCGTCCTTGTACTCCGGCCCAGGCATATTGCCCATCCGCGCCAGGAACGATGCTCTGCGAGGGTTGTCGCCTGACTTAACCGGAGGCTTTAGGTCGCTGCCAGGGTTGGCTCTCTCGTAAGACTTTCGCCCGGCCTCGTTCAACCCACCCTTAGGGTTCTTGCCAGCCTTGCGAGTCCATGCGGCACTCATTCGTCCATCATCCCAGCAATCTTTATGACAATGCCACCTCGTTTGGCTTGTCCACCTAGCCACTTGCTGCAAACCATGTCCTCGGAGCAGACGAAATCCAACTGAGCGCAATAGCCCATGTCCTCTGCTTCGTCCTCCATGTCCTTGGCAATGCCGTTTTCCAGACAACCTTGCATCTCGTCTGACTGGATAAACGCAGCACAATTCTCGCACTTGTACTCTGCGCCTTCCTCGGCTTCACCGTAATCAGCTTTATCGACTGCCTTCTGCTTGTTGGCGTCGTTCAGCTTGGCATCACCCGTGACAATGGGACACTTCATTTCTTCCTCGCTGCTCTCATGTTGTCCACGAGATTAGGGTAGGGTCGACCAGCAGACTTAGCCATCGCTTTCGCTGATCGCTTCTGCTTCTTCGACAGAGCGTCAGGTTCGCCCAGCTTCTTCGGACGGGGCTTGTCCCAGATTGGCTTCATTTCTTGGCTGGCATCTTTTTGTAGGCTTTCTTCGGAGTCTTGGCAATCATCTCCTTTGCCACAGACATCGGAACGCCAGTCTGCTTCGCCACCTTCTTGTTACCAGCGGCTGCGTACATGAGACGTTGCTGCGCTTTGCTAGTGATCGGCATATCAGTCCTCGACAATAGAAGTTAGATGCCCAATCCGGCCCCTAACACCTATTTTACCGACTTCGTT